ATCTTATAAACATTGGATCTACTGTTGAAGGATCCCCAATTGTTGTTTCAGTTCCAAAATGAAATAGATGTCTATCTCTATCGGATACTTGAGTTAGTCTTGTTGAAGTTGGTGCACCAGACATTACGGTTGCTCGAATACCTCTTGCACCAGATGCTCCAGGATTCCATGTATATGTTTTACCATTGAATATAGTTGCAACTAATATCTGTCCAAAGTTATCTAAACTCCAGTTGCCTGGATCCAGAACCACGTCACTTACCGTTCTTTCAGTTCCCCATGTGGAATCTCCCCAAAGATATGTACCCCAACCATAACCTGCTGTTTGAAATACTGGACCTACAATTACATATGGAAGTATTTCTGCTGAACCGGTTCCAGAAGTAGTGCTTGCAGAATTAGTTGGCATTGTAATTTCAAAAGTATTAGCTGTAACATTAGCAATTTCAAAAGTGTTGTCTGTAAAATCTGTTGTAGCATATCCTGAACCCGTTGGTACGGTCACAGTATCAAATGTAACATATCTTCCATTTAACAACCCATGAGCATTTTTGTTAACCGTTACTGTCGGTGAACCGGTTGAAGCATCAAAAGTTGCTCCAGTAATAGCTGTATCTAATGGAGTAATGTCATAAAAGTCATCTCCGTAATATAAAAACAATCCTTGTGATGTACCTATCGCTGCATACTTTTCACCATTTAGAGATGTCCAGGTATGTTGGGCTCGTGCAGCTCCTGGAAGAGTTTTATTTCCAATAGTTAATTGATTCCAACCACCTATTTTTTCAGGTAGTCCATATCTAAATCTAACAAAATCTCCATCAACCCATTGAGACTCGGCTCCGGAATCAGTGACCATTTTGTTAAAACCAGGCTTGAAATTTAATTTTTGTAGCATATAACCTACTATATAATACTTATGAATATAATGAAAGCGAGAATAGTATGGTTCCCGGAACGGTTATCATACATAGATTTTGACTCATTGCAAGACAAAATAGACTGGGATCAGGACCATTTAAACAATGTTCGTAAATATATGAAAGAAGATGGTTTATTATTTCCTGCTATATTTAAAGACAATGAAATACATTGTGGTCATTATCGATTTAAAGTTGCTAAAGAAATGGGCTATGATGGTATTGATGCATATGAAGTTGATACATTCAAAGACGCTTTGCATTTGACTAAATTTACTGAATTATGTTATAAGCATTATAAAGAATATAAAGATAAAAACTATGTATGAGTCATTAATAGAAGCAACTAAATTTCATGCATCTAATCAAGAACATTGGGTAGGTGAAGCTTTAGCAGAATATAAACACAATATTTATGAAATTATTAAAAACAATAATATCAAAACCATATTAGATTATGGTTGTGGTAAAGCTAAATTTCATTCTATCTTATTTAATAATAAAAAAATTCCTGGATCACCATTAGGAATAGATATAACTAAATACGATCCAGCTTTTGCACAATATGCAAATAAACCAACTGGACAATACGATTTAGTTTTATGTATTGATGTCATGGAGCATGTTCAAGAAGATAAAGTTGAGGAAGTTTTAAAAGATATTTTTAGTTATGGTAATAAAATATTTTTAACTATTACTTGTTATCCAGCAACTCAAATTTTACTCAATGGTAAAAATGCACACTATACTATTAAAGAACCTGAGTGGTGGAAAGAAAAATTAAAACCTTATGATGGAAGTTATATTGCAATATTTCAAACTATGCCGGATCGAGGTGGTAAAGTAGTTAATAAAGAAGAATGGAAACCTAATGCAACTACTGTAAAAAAATTAGAAAAAAATGATAAAACATTAGATGAAACTCAGAAAGAAAAAGCAAATTTACTTTAAATGAATTTTAGATTATTTGATATTATTGAAACTGAAAAATTTCAATTTGTTAGAATCCATAAAAATGGAAATACTAGTATTGAAAAATGTATTAAAGATAATTTTAAAAAAGAAGAAATAATTTATACTAATCACTTATCTAAAAAACCTAGATTTTGTATTATTAGAGATCCATATGAAAGATTTTTATCTGGTTTGAAATGGGATTTATGTTTAAATAATGTAGACATTAGAGATGTTGATATTGAGAAATTATTTACCGCAAATGAACATCATATAAGAAATAGTTTTATTGGCCACATTAAACACAGTACTTCACAAATTCCATATTTTTTTAATACCCAATGTAGTCATTATGTAGATATATCTGATTTAGATATTTTTTTAAAAATTCATTTTGACAAAAGTGCACATGAAACTAAATTTACAGATTTATGTAAAGATGAAAGATTTTATAATATTGAAAAATATTTAAAAAAAGATGATATTATGAAATATTTACATTTAGACTATTACATATATAATCATATAAAAAAGTCTCCTTTTTTATGGGAATGGCAACATGGAAGAATATTTTAGATGAAAGAAAAAACAGTTAACATAAATAATTTTATAGGTGTTTATGATAATTACATTACTAAAGAAGAATGTAATAAAGCAATTAAATTATATGAAGATCAATATAAATTTAATAATACTTTAAATAGAATAGGTTCTGAAAAAACACCTGTTTTACAAAAACAAGACCAACAATATTTTGCAAATGAATTTAATCTAGAAATATGGTGGGAATCATTAAAACCAATGATGCTAAATTTTGATTTAGCATGGAATCATTATGCCCAAAACACAGGAGCTAAAGAGGCTTATGGTGGAGGTCCTTTTTATTTTACAAGTTTAAAAATTCAAAAAACATTACCCACCGAAGGATATCATGTTTGGCATATAGAACATGGAAAAGGTTTTGATTGTGAACCACGTGCTTTTGTTTTTACTATTTATTTAAATGATGTAGAAGAAGGTGGAGAAACAGAATTTCTCCATTTTTCAAAAAGAGTGCAACCTAAAACTGGTAGAATAGTTATTTGGCCAGCAGGTTTTCCTTATGTACATAGAGGAAATTCACCATTATCTGGTGAAAAATATATTTTAACATCTTGGATGATGTTACGATGATTACGACCATTCAAAATAGCAAATTAAATCAAAATAAAAATAGTATCAATATAAGTTATCTTAGAAACGTAAACATAATTTTTGGTAATTATTGTTATCCTGATATTATAAATAATTTTTTAATTAATATTAAAAATAATATAAATCCAAAATTAAAAAATTATACTAATGTAAAAGGTGGAATGACTGATTGGAATTATTTTGTAGATAAACCTGAATTTATTAATTTTATTAATTATTTAATAAATACTTATCAAACAACACATCCTAAAATATTTCAATATTTTTTAGAAAAAAAAACTATAAGAGATGCATGGGGCAATGAAATAAAACCCGGAGATAGTTTAACTTATCATACTCATTCATGTTATCATGGTATTTTATATTTAACAGAAGGGTGTGATTTAAACTTACCGGAACTAAATTTAAAAATAACTCCTAAACCTGGTGATTATTATATATTTCCTCCTGAAATATTACATGGTTTTGACACATATAAAGGAAATAAAAACAGATATAGTTTAATTTTTAATATACAACAAACTGATGGTAGTTTTAAATTAGAGCAAAAATTAAAATATCTTGAGACTATGAAGAATAAGAAGTAGGTCTTGCACCTATTCTAGAAATTTTTTCAGCTTCAGTTTCACCATCTACACTATCCATATCCCATTCAGATTGTAATTGAGATAAATGAGCTGAATCCCATCTATTTATAAATTCTTGAAAATCACCTAGATTTGCATCAGCATATGATGAATGAGAAGTTGTATCTCTATATTCTACTTCATCTGAAGTAATAGATGTTCCATATTGAATTGCCCAAATATTAGAAAATTTTGATTGAGACCAGAAAGTATCATCATTTATTTTATAACTAAGACCTTCTAATGCTCCTTCAGCATAATTTTTTATAACTGATTTATCATCAAATATAATTGTCCAATTTGCGTTAGTTGCCATATATTCTCCTAAGTTTTAATTATATATACTACCGTTAAATATGGTTGAACAACCGAAGTTGCATCACCAGAAAAAGTTGCACTCATATTGTGAGCGTGTCCTTGTCCAGAACCTGTACCACTGGTAGAAAGACCATAATATCTATCATTAATTGGACCATCTTTAAACTGTCCAGTTGGTGCACCAGGATTATAGTTAGCTACTCTTGCTTGGTGACTATGTGAAGCAAGTTGTGCTGTTGATAAAGAAGCATTTGCTGTTGAACCACCAACATTTCCAGTTGAAGTAACTGTATTTGCTCCACCAGTTGAACCTAGATTTTTAGTTCCAGATTTTGAAACCGCTACGTTATCTTGTAAATCAGGTACGTTAAAAGTTGTTGAACCATTGCCTGCTCCGTAAGTAGTTCCAATAATTCCAAACAAAGTTGCGTAAGTTGATCTCGATACAGCTTGACCTGTACATTCTAAGAATCCAGATGGAATAGAAGAATCTGACCATGGAACAATAGTTCCACTTGGAATACCTTCAATACCTGTAAGGTTTGCACCATCAAAATCGTATCTAGTTGCTTCGTAGTTTGCCATCTATTATTTCTCCTTATAAGTCCAGCCAGTTGTTGCATCACCAGAATAAACTAATGTGAAACCAGCACCTTGTGTATTAACAACTAAGTCAGCTGCACTGTTTGCTATATTAGAACTGTTTCTTCCAATAGTCAATGCATTGACATCAAAATCATATCCTTGGTCAATAACAGATACTTCTTGTCCTGCACTTGGTGATGCAGGTAGAGTCAGAGTAAATGCTCCACCATTTGTGTTTGCTAAAATTTGTGCTCCAGGTTGAACTGTTTCAGCAGAAGTAATTGCTCTCCATACTTTTTCTTCAGAACCTTTATAAATATTTGTACCATCTGACCATAACTGATAAGTGTGTCCTTCACATAAAAGAACACCTGAACCAGAAGTAGTTTTAAAAGTTAAAGTAAAACCTGCATGATCGCAAGCATCTTGAACTGTGTAAGTTTTTTCAATTGAATCTGGAATAGTAACGTTTACGTTTGCAGCAAGTGTACCCGTTAATTTAATAACTTCGTTCTTACCATTTGATACTGCACCATTTGTAAATGTTAAAGCTCTACTAGCGTTAGTTACGTTAAACGCATCATAACCACCAATAGCTTGTTCAAGAATTAATAAGTTTGTATTTGTAATCTGTCCCCAAGTTCCCGAATTTTCTCCGGTTGCTTGTACAGTTAATTTTAAATTAGCTGATGTTGAGTTTGCCATTTTTTAAATTCCTTATAATAATATTTTATAAAATTTATGCAGCGGTGTCAACTTTTGTCCAAGTAGGTGCTGTACCTGTATTTACTTGAGTCCAAGTAGACGCTGTACCTGTATCTACCTGAGTCCATATTAATGTTTTAGGACTTCCTAGTCCCATTGTCAAGCCAAATCCCGTTAAAGTTACGTTAGCAAATCCTTTAGTTGTAACACTTCCAAGGTTAGCTGACATAGCTATTCCAGTCACATCTGCAAGAGTTACAGCATCTAATGTACCTAATCCAAGGCCTGCTGCAATACCTTCTCCAATAACTGTTACGTTAGCTTCTCCAATAACTACTGTTCCAACAGCAAGAGAAGCATTAAATCCAATACCGGTAACTGTTGCATCTGGAGCCGGATCCACGATTCCTTCTGCAGCTGTAATACCAAAACCGGTTAGTGTTAGATTTGCTGTACCTGTAATAGATTCATTTCCTAAAGAAGCCGTCATTGCTTCTCCAGTTACATCTGTATTAGCGTCCGCTATAGTTACAGTTCCTACAGCTAGATCTGCTGTAAATCCAATACCAGTAACCGTTGCATCTGGAGAAGGATCAACAATACCTTCCGCTGCAGTCATTGCCTCACCAGTTACATCTACATTAGCTGTACCTGTAATTGACTCATTACCTAAATTTGCAGTTAAAGATTCACCTGTTAGAATTACATCTATATCAGTAAATGCAATAACAGAATTTAAATTTGCAGTAAATCCAATTCCAGTAACTTCAGCATCAGGAGAAGGATCAACAGTACCTTCTGCTGCAGTCATTGCCTCACCAGTTACATCTACATTAGCTGTACCTGTAATTGACTCATTACCTAAATTTGCAGTTAAAGATTCACCTGTTAGAATTACATCTATATCAGTAAATGCAGTAACAGAATTTAAATTAGCTGTAAGTTGTTGTCCTGTTGTATCAACTAAAGTATTTGCATCTAATACTGCTGTTCCAAGATTAGCAGATATTAACTCTCCAGTTATATCTGTATTTCCAGTTCCTGTAACATTTAATGTTCCTGTATTTAAAGATACCGGAAATCCTGAAGGAAAAGCTTCTGTAGCAATATTAATAGTTACACTACCTTCATTTGCTGTTAAAGCTTCTCCAGTAATTGCTACAGTTCCTTCACCTATAATAACTGTGCCTACAGCTAAAGATGCAGTAAAACCAATTCCTGTTACTTCAGCATCAGGAGAAGGATCAACAATACCCTCTGCTACAGTAATACCTATACCAGTTGGTATTACATTAGCTGTTCCAGTAATTGATTCATTACCTAAATTAACTGTTAAAGCTTCTCCAGTAATTGCTACAGTTCCTTCACCTATGATAACTGTACCTACTGCTAAAGATGCAGTAAAACCAATTCCAGTAACAGACGCGTCAGGAGAAGGATCAACTATACCTTCTGCTGCAGTAACACCTATACCAGTTGGTATTACATTAGCTGTTCCAGTAATTGATTCATTACCTAAATTTGCAGTTAAAGATTCACCTGTTAGAATTACATCTATATCAGTAAATGCAGTAACAGAATTTAAATTAGCAGTTAAAGATTCACCAGTAACAGACGCGTCAGGAGAAGGATCAACTATACCTTCTGCTGCAGTAACACCTATACCAGTTGGTATTACATTAGCTGTTCCAGTAATTGATTCATTACCTAAATTTGCAGTTAAAGATTCACCTGTTAGAATTACATCTATATCAGTAAATGCAGTAACAGAATTTAAATTAGCAGTTAAAGATTCACCAGTTAATTGAGTTGAATAATTATCGCCCCAAGCAAAATTACCCCATTCAACCCTACCCCAACCTTCATTTACTTCGGCTGTTGTATTTTCATTACCTAATGATGCAGACGCACCGATCCCAGTTGGAAAGGTAATAATATTTTCAATACCTGTCCCGTAATCACCGATACCATACGATCCTGAACCCCAAGGATTAGCCATAGGAAATTATCTCCTATGTTCTATTACCCAGAAATTCTTAGAATCGCCGCAGAAGTTGTTGCTGCTGGAAACTGAATTGTGAAAGTTCCTGAAGTCGCTGTTTTATCACTTCCAAAATCTAAAGCTGCAACAGCTGCATTCGCTACAGTTGCTGAAGTGTTATAGATTAAAGCTCCTCTAGCAGTCAAAGTCACACCAGTGAATGATCTGTCAGCAAAGTCAACGTATGCAACACCTGCACCTGTTCCAGATCCAATTGCTGTACCGTTATTAACTAATGCTCCACCACCTGCGCTGTATTGACCAGATGCTCCAACTTCATTACCAGTTGTGTAAGAAGTAGTTGCTGAGTTTAGAGTAGCTGAAGAAGTATAAAGAGCGATTTTAAACTTGTCACCAGTCGTTTGCGTGAAGTCATGATCAGCTTCCAATAATT